TCTGCTTATAGGCAATACCATTCGTATCAACTCAGGGGATATAGCCAATCCGCAGCCGATGGTTCTCAATGATGGTTTCCGCAATATGGTGATGGAGAACAACATCATCCGCGGTGTAGGAACTCCGACTGTGTATGCTGTAGTACTCAACCGCTGGGACGGTACAGGTGCCAATTACTTCGGACCGTTTGACTACAAACGGAATAATCGTGTCACAGGCATAAGTATCAAAGATACATCCGCTTACAATGGCGGCCACTATGTGAAATACCTCGCCAACACCTATGCAGCTACCTCATCTATTTCAGGAACCACTTCCAAGTACGCTGTCAGTATGCAGGGCAGCCGGATGCGTGTTGTCAGCAGCAGTGGTGGACAGGGTATAGATGCCATCTCAACAGACAGCAACATATTCGATGTAATGGATGGCACCACCGTCACACTTGAGGCTTATAAGACTTCTACCCGCAGCGTGATACTACACCACAACTCCGATGACGGCAACGGAGGAGGAGTGAAACTCAAGGGAAGACTGCTGCTCTCTGATGCAGCAGATGAGACTATGTCTTCGGATGATCAGTCTGTAGTATTGGAGTACCATGAGAGCGACTCGGCATGGCATGAAGTGGGCAAGAACTTCCAGGGAATTCCTGTCAACAAGCATTATGCACTGCTCAGCGACCTCGATGCAACCACACTCTACGGTGGAACATACTATATCAAGCAGGGTACTACAGCAGGCACATATCCTTCCGGTTTCGGGGCAACCGCCACAGGTACGCTGCTTGTACTTACCAGCGCAGCGGACAATAAATGGATAGCTTCTACTGCCGGTGTGAATCAGACACAGATCCTGTGGCAGAACAACTCTAACACCGGGTGGTATCGCAACTACTCAGGCTCCAGTGGCACCTACTCCTCATGGGTACAGTTTAATTCCGGGGCTTCAACAGTGGGAACATTCAGTAATACAGCTACTGCCAACGGTCTGGACATAACCTCAGGTGTGATAACACTACACGCAGCTGATGCTTCTAACCCTGGAGCTCTCTCCACAGGAACTCAGACACTGCCCGGTACTTATACGCTCCAGAACACACTGACCTCACGGGCTATAGTGCCATCTGCCAGCAATACCTATGACCTGGGTAGCAACGCTTCTCTCTATGCAACTGCCTACATCAATAACATACGAGGTGGCAGTACAGCGACAGCATTCACTTTCAAACAGGCTACCTCTGAGCGGGCCCGGTTTGCAGCCACTACAGGTAATCTGCTTATAGGTACTACTACAGATGATGGTGTAACGGGTCATCTGTTACAGGTGGCCGGTAGCATCACAGGTACTGCAAATATCATATCCGGCACTAATGGCAACGGCTACATTGAGCTCAATTCACAATCTCCGTCTGTGCCTGCTGCACCTACAAGTGCAGGCAATATAAGACTGTATGCTACAGGCGGGGGTGACCTCTCGTGGAAGAACCAGAATGATGGTTTCTCGCGCAAGCTGGCCGCTACTCTCACGGCAGACAGGGTGTATACTTTCCCTGATGCGGATATAACGGTGGTGGGTACGTCTGCTACCCAGTCACTTACCAACAAGACCATCAACGCCAATCTGAACACAGTTTCCAACATCACCAACAGCAACCTTTCAGGCTCAGCAGGGATCACCTACGCTAACCTGCAGCAGGTGTCTGCTCACAAGATGTTGGTGAACAACACAGCTTCTGCTGCCACTGTAGCTGAAGACAACTTCAACCACCCGGGGATGCAAACCTATACAGGTACGATCACCTGGGATGGTACGGCTCCCTCGGGAACTACTACCCATACCTACAACTGGATACAAGTGGGCAACATGGTGACGTTGAATATCTCGCTGATCTACGGCACAGCAGGAACGACCAACACCAATGTGACTATGTCACTGCCTGCCGACTGTCCTGCTCCGGTACAGCCCACAGGTGCTTCTACAGCATCAGGTGGCAAGTGGTTTCCGGGCTACGGTTACATCGACGCAAGTACTACCGGCAACCCCGGGAACTGCAGGGTGTCTCTTCAGTCCGATGGCGCAGGCGGGTGGAAGGTTGCTGTAATAGGTGCTTCGCAGTCTGCCAAGACAGCGCAGGTGACAGTGCAGTACTTCATCAATTAACTCCTTCAAGCTCAATAGAGGAAGCCTCTTGTTTCGACAGCAAGGGGCTACCTTAACAAACAGTATGACCCTGAACATGAAGCAGCTTCTCACGATAGTACTACTCACAATACTCTCTTTCGGCTCTGAGGCACAGAGCCATACTCATTTCATCTCGGCAACCGGTGCAAACAACGCAGCAGGCACTGAGGCATCCCCCTGGGGACCTACCCAGTTCCTGCAGAACTTCACCAACGCTATTGCTCCGGGAGACAGCTTTCTGCTCAAACGTGGAGACACCTTCTATAACAAGATACCCCAGATCACTGCTACCACTGCTACCGAGCGAATCTATATCGGCAGTTACGGCACAGGTCCGGCACCGGTGCTGAGCGGTATGTCGAAGATCGTGGCAGGATGGTCACAGTCCTCAAGCAATATCTGGAGCGTACCCATAACCGTTACAGGCAATACCACAGGCTACAAGCCCACCGGATGCAATGTAGGACTTATACTGGTAGACGGCCAGATACATGGCGTGCGCAGGGGAGCACTCTCAGGACTGGTGGCACAGTGGCAATTCTACTGTGACATGACAGCCAAGGTGCTTTACGTCTACTCCTCAGCCAACCCTTCCACACTCTCTTCCAATATCTACATCACCAACGGTGTACCGGACAGGACAATAGTTCCCTCTGACTACGAGACCATAGTAGGTATAACAGACTACGGTGATGCTCACGGAGGGTTCAACATGCAGATGTCTGTAAGTGACACCTTGCTAAGAGATACCTTCCTGCTTGGTGGTGGGGAAATGAAGGCTGCAGATACCACAAGACAGGGTGAGGCTATCTCTATGAACGGCGGAGCTATCTCCTGCTATGTAGGATACTGCCTGCTGAAGCTGAACTATGAAGATGCAGGTACAATGCAGAACCACCCTAACTCCACTACCGGTGTCTTCCAGGATGTAGTCTGGGAGCACAACACTATGGACAGCTGTGAGAACGGTATGAATGTTACACTGCAGACGACAGGCAGCCCGGGCTTTGTACGATGCCTCGTGCAATACAACGCTTTCAGGAATCCGGGATACTCCTGGTCACATCCGCCCGGTGGCAAACCCGTGGACAACATGGCTGTGGGCATCATGAGCAACTTCTGGAACTCCCCTGTGAGCAGCGACATCATCTTCCAGTATGATACCATCTATAATCCGCGTGACGGTGTCTACTTCGTAACAGGTACAGACCCAGTCCTGCCTTTCACAGTCCGCAACGACGAGGTGTACATGAATTCCGGCACGCTGATCAGAAGGAACTGTTCTACCTGCAGTGCCAAGTGGACGTGGACACTCCCGGACAATCCTTCCTTTATATTGGCCTCAGGGACTGATGCCGGCACCAACTGGCACTGTCTCGACTGCCGTGTACCACTCCCGCATACCCTTCCAAGTATGAGAGGGGTTTGGGGATTCAATACTCTGGCTACACCTGCAGCCATCACACAGTTCCGTGAGTACGGTATCGTGGGCATGAACTTCACACTGAACTGGAAAGATCTGCAGCCTACACAGACGTCCTACAACTGGACCTCACTCGACAGCAAGCTGCAAACATTACTGGACAGCGGCCTCTATGCGGGCTTCGCTTGCCAGACGGGAGGGGATGCACCTTCCTGGGCGATCACGAACTGTGGCAGTTTCACTACTACCAGCAGCGCAGAGCCCGGACCATACCCTGACTATCATAACCCACTATACACAACTTACTACCTCGCCTTTCAGAAAGCACTGGCAGACCATCTGAATGCACTGCCGGACAGCTTCAAGAATATCATTTCCTTCTACCAGATAGCAGAAGGAAGCGTCCAGGATGACTTTGCCTACAAGGGTACAGCCACATCCCCCTATGACTGGACCACCACTGACTGGGATACCCAGAAGAAGGTGTGGTGGGACTCTATAGCCAGTTACCAGCAGCAGAATGCTTCCTTCCTGAAGTTGATGTTCAACGCAGGAGATGACGGGCAGAACACGGACTATGTCCTCGCTCACTTCCCGGGCAGCCTGAACAAGGAGAACATACTGCCGCAGGAGTACAGCTTCAACGGAGAGGCTGCTTACCTTCCCCGCACGAACAACCTCTCGCAGGGGCAAGCACAGAACTTCTGGACATCACCCGGCTTCCGCCACTCGAGAGAGACCTTTTCACTGGTCTGCTCTGCGATAGACGGTGACCTGGGTATCTTCTCGATCACCTCTACCTACATCTCGCAGAACCATGAGACCACTGCGTCGAAAGCCAACACCGCTATCACCAACCTGTTCAACGAGTTCAGAAGCCAGCGCAGCAACCCCAACAAGGCGATGCTGTACCTCAGGCAACCAGTCTCTCTTGACAGCAGCTACTATGATCCTGCTGTGTATGGACCGGTGATAGATCCTGCCCAGCAGGCAGCTTACGATGCAAGGATAGCAGAGATCAATGCAGGAGGCTATACTACCAGCTACAAGAACTGGCTCATAGCACTCGCTACTGCACAGTACGCCAACCCCGCCCGGCTTGCTGCCCTGAAAGCTGCTCATCCGACCTACCGTTCCTCTGATACCAGCTACTTCAATGACTTCGGCACCTCACTGGTGAACAACTACGGGCTGAATGTCACACAGGTGGACCCACGCAACACCAGCTACGGGATACACAGAGTGGCTGACCTCACAGATTCTACCAATATGTTCGGGCGTGACGGCAGAGGCTTCCTCATGTACAACGGCTTTGGAGAGATGTTCTTCGATGTATCGGACAGTGTGAAGGGAAGGATCAACACGGTACAGATAGAGGTGACCTACCTCGACAGCGGTTACGGCACATGGAACGTGTACTGCCAGCGCTGCAACAAGACAGCCGTGGGAGCCAGCATACAGAACCTCAATACAGGAAAGATAAAGACAGCTACCTGGACAGTGTCACGCTTCAAGTATGACAACCGGATGAACGGGGCTGACTTCTCCATACGAACATCAGAGGACTTTCCCCTGCTGTTCATCAAGCTAACCAATATCAGTAAACAACAAGAAACAACAGGAGCACTACCATGACAGCCATCGAACAAAGCTATATCAAAGGGATGACGTGGAAGCTATTTGTGACTATCATCGGTAGTACTATCACTATATGCTCCACTGCCCTGTATACTTATTACGACTTCAAGACCAGTGTGCATGTCGCCCTTGAACAGAGCTCACAGGCTCTGCAGGAGACGGCAGTTCTCAGGCACTCAGACACTATCCAGAATAACAGTATCTCCGTGCTGCAAGGCAATCAGCGGATACTGATGTTCCAGATGGACCAACTATACACTAAACCCAAGTAACATGAGCAAACTACTTTCATTCCTCGCAGGCGTCTTCAAAGACGTGAACGGTTCTCCCTCCAGCAAGCGTGTGATAGCATTCGTTCTGCTTGCACTGATGTGTGCCATCACTGTCGGTGTGACCTGGTTCGGCGCACACTTCGAGGCTACTATCTGGGGAGACCTCAACTGGGGACTACTGCTCTTCGGCGGTATGGTTACCTCAGAGATACTATTTGCCAACAAGAAATCCTAACAGTATGACAGCAAGAAGAATCCTCATGTGGATGGCTGTTACAGCAGGCATACTCATGCTATTGAATGTGCTTACCAGCTGTAACGTAGTCCACAAGCACAAGAGCCTTCAGATCTCAAGGAGAGACTCAACCGGCTCACTTACAGTAGCAGACACACATGGCTCACACACGGACAGCACAGAGCTGAGTCACTTCGACAGCAGTTACCTGAGCGGTGTGATCACAGCCGGTGACAGTGGTGTAGACATCTCCACACCATACTATTCAGGCAGGTATGGAGTAGCCACACTTGACTCCAATGGTGTAATAACAGAGTGGAGAGTTGAGAAGGCTCATGGCACTATTACACCTGATAGCAGTTGGGAAGAGTTTAACAGTGCCCCAATAAAAGTACATCTATCAAAGGGTAGCACTGTCACCTTCCAGAAAGGCCATGTCACTGCCATTCATGAATCTCAGAAGAAGACCACAGACACCACCTCTCACAATCAGCAGCAGACCTCTGCTGTACAGGAGAAGGAGAAGACCAAGACAGACAACTCCAAATCGGAACGCATTCCCTGGGTCGGGATCATCATGGTCGGGCTACTGCTCGGACTGGTGATGTGGACCTGGAAGAACAAAGTAATAGGACCACTATGAATCTACCTCTGGATAAGAAGGATGCACTGAAAGCCGCTGCCTGGATGCAGAGAAACTTCGGAGACAAGCTGAGAGCTGCTGCCAATGGCACACCATTCTCCTCCAACCTGCTCATCTCTATAGCTCTGCAGGAAACAGCCCAGAGATGGCTGTTGTGGATAAATGACTATGATGTCAAGACAGTACTCGCCCGCTGTGTGTTCGATGCCAGCGGTGACTTTCCGGATACACACCGGGGAGCTTTCCCCCGCAATCAGCTGGAGCTGAGACGGGCTTACGGTGATGACATCACTGACATGCTGATTGCAGAGGCCAACCTCATGCGTGCCATGCCACAGCCGGGAGACCACGATGGTTACGGACCAGCCCGGTATCTCTACAAAGGCTACGGCATCTTTCAGTATGACCTGCAGAATATCGTCAAAGACAAGGTTTTCTTTGAGCACAAGCTCTGGTATCAGTTCGACAACTGTCTCAGCAGGCTCATGATAGAACTGCGTGACAAGTTCCACATCACTCAGAACAAGTGGGATGCTGTCAGAGCATATAACGGCTCAGGTCCGAGAGCGGAGAACTACCGCGACAATGTCAAGCAGTTCAACCTCTGGCTCGCAGAGGCTGCATAGTACCACAGTACTATAATTCACAGTTATAGGCTGTGAGCACTATTAACTCCAAATCCAATACATGGGAAACTACAAGAACACCCGCTGGAACAAGTACATCGAAGAGATAGACCTTGCTTCCGGTATGAGACCCAATACCCTTGCAGTACAGATAGGACGCAGGGAAGGACTTTCAGATAAAGACGTTCATACTCTCGGCTCTTACATCAGTCGCAGACGTGCTACACAACAGCATGACAAAGAGCAGTACAAGACAGACGCCATCACTACCGACAAGAAAGTAGCAGACTTTCACTGGCGCTCAGTGATACCACACATTCAGGCATTACAGACGATCTTTCAGGAAGCATCTGGTGCACAAGACTACTCACACTGGACCATCAAGACAGACAGACCGATTGGTGTGGCTGTTGTGGGCGATCTTCAGCTTGGTAGCTGGGCTACAGACTATGACCTCTTCATGAGAGTAACAGAAGAGATCATTGAGACACCTGATCTCTATACTATTCTTGTAGGTGACCTGTTGCAGATGGCTATCAAGTTAAGAGGCGTGCTGGAGGCGATGGACAATGCCATTCCACCCAAGGTGCAGATGTACCTGCTTGATAGCTGGCTGAAAGACATCAAGCACAAAGTGATAGCCTCTCTATGGGACAATCACTCAGTGATGAGGGAAGAGAATGGTACAGGATATTCTGCCTATGCCGAGATATTCAAACGCCATACCATCTTCCATAATCATATAGGCCATCTCGATGTTCAGGTCAATGACCAGGTGTACAAGTGGGCAGTGTCACACTTTTTCCGTGGCAAGTCTCTGCTCAATAATGTACACGCACCAATGAGATACATGAGGCACGAAGCTCCTGACAGAGATATTGCTGTACAGGGAGATTTTCACTTGCCGGGAATAGCACAGTATTGGGAAGCAGGGAAAGAGAGAATTGCTGCTGTCTGTGGATCTATCCAGACAGAGAGTGGCTATGCCAAGAGATTCTTCTCACTAACCACCTGCCCCACCTATCCGTGCATAGCACTGGACCACGAAGAAAAGAGAATGACAGCATACTGGAGTATCAAGAATTGGCTGAAGAGATGATCAATGGACAAACTGGAATACCTTATGAACTACAAGCAGCGTCTGCTGCATGAGATACAGCTCGTGGATGAGGAGATGAGACTTCTCATCCATGAGAAAGTGAATAACTACAAAGTGATAGACTATGGCAGAGAAGGAAAACAAACCAGAGAAAGAGAACAAGGGTCTCAGTTACCGGGACAGGGAACTGTACTGGGGAGTGAAGGTGTACGTGATAGATGACGCCGATGGTGTGATAGCATACGATCTTGTGGGTATAGACCTGAGACCGGGACATATCAAGTACCAGCTGTGCAGACCGGGTATGCTTCCCTTCAAGGTGTATGACTGGCAGGCTACTCTTGTGAAGCCCCTGGACCTTCCATCGAAGGATGACGGGGAAGAGTGACGGCATCAGGCAAGTCTTTCTCATCAGCATTGACCAACAAGCCAAGACTTCTCAGGTACCTTAGTGTGACAGCCAGCGATGAGTGACCGAATGCCCGCTGTGCTCTGTACGGGTCTTTCGTTTTCAGGTAGATGTTACAGGCAGCTGTATGCCGGAAGCTGTAGAGTGTCTGTCCTTCCTCAAGTATCAGGTTGCCCTTAGCCCGTGTCCATGCCTTCTTGAAATAGTCATGGTTGTAGTGATCCACCGTCTTGCTAAAGATATTAGCCTCTGCCGGTAACTTGTCAATCTCTGCATGTATCAGTGCCTCCTTCACATATACAGGTACGATGACTGTTCTCACTTCCTTACCCTTGTTCTCACTGCCTGCCAGTGTGATTAGACTCATGTCATGTGAGAAGTGACCTCTCTTCAATTTCCGTATCTCCTCATGAGGTCTCAGCAGGCAACCATATTCCAGCAGCGCACAAAGATAGAGATTGTGATGTCTGTGGTAGAGTATCCTCAGGATCTTCTCCATCTGCTCCATCGTATAGGGTTTGTGCAGTACAGCTTTCACCTTCTTCACCTTCGACGCTCTGACAGGATTGACAGTACCCTCATCGAGCACTCTGCCCAGCAAGGCCGAGAGGTTGCGCTTTCGCAGATTGAACATGGCTGGAGTAGCGTAACGGGAGAGGAACTGGCGTATGTGTTCAGCCGTAAGCTGCATCATGAGCAGGTTGGTCTCAGGCAGCCATGCGAGGAAGTCATCCTTAGTGTACCGTATCTCTTGCATGTAGCTGGGAGAGTAGTCAGCGTCATACATCTGTCTGTAGGCTGCCTTCACCTTCTTCTCTACGGTCTCAGGTCTTGCCACCTTCTTTACAGCCTGACCGGGCTGGGGTGGTATCCATCCGTCATCCAGCTTCTTCTTGAGCATGTACTTCAACCGCTCAAGCTCACGGAGTCTTGCACCCGGATCTTTCCTTCTGTTGGGATTGCACTTGATACCAAGCCGCTTGCCGTTATAGAATCTCTCCCGCTGTCCGTTGATGTAGCACTTGACATAAGCCTGTTGTGAGAGGTCAGCAGGGAGGACGATTTCCGGTTCATTGTGTGAGGTCATGGCAAGACAAAATAGGTGTCTGAAGTGACGTATGAACTGACGAAAATCTCTTCCGGCGTGTGGGCCCACCAGGGCTTGAACCTGGGACCCCCTGATTATGAGTCAGGTGCTCTAACCAACTGAGCTATGGGCCCTGACACCTAATTGACTGATTTCGTCAGTATCACCGTCACCAGTCAAAGATATAGTCAGCTTGCTGCCACCTCAAAAAGAAGTTATCCACTGACGTATGAACTGACGATGTTTGTATCTTCGTCAGATGGACTATGAACCACTGAAACGTATCACCAACCTTTCCCTGCCACAGATAGCTTCAGGCTGGTACAACTTCATCAAGGGAGACCCTCAGACCAAGCTGATGATGCAGACCAGGCTTGCTGTCTGTGACTCCTGCGACCAGAAGATACAACTCTCCCTGCTCAATCAGGTCATCATCCACCATATCAATGAAGAGGCGTCTCTCTACAAGTGCAAGCTGTGTACCTGTCCTCTGGCTACAAAGACTGCCAGCCCCAAGTCTGTATGTCCGCTGAAGAAGTGGGAAGAGTGGAATGAACAGCAGAGCTACTGGTGACGCCAGCAGGTTAAAAAAAGGAAGAGCGTCACCTTTCAGTAACGCCCCTCCAATGAGTGACAGGATTCTAACCTGCTTGGGTTGCCGCCATGCAGCGCGGACTCGAACCGCCGATACCCTTAGAACAGATGGTTATATTGAGGGAGCTACCCTCTCAAACACCTGCTCCGTTGCTTAAACTCAGCCACACTCACTTGTGTCAAATCTCGATGTAACTGTTCTCGGATGGAATACTTAGCAGCTCTGTATCGTCGTCTATCTCCAGTCTGAAACCTTTCACCGGTGTCTCTACTTCAAGCTCAGCAAGCCACTGGTTCCTGAGAGCAGGATGCTTCTCAAGTGCCATGAGTCTCGCGTCTGTTATCCTGTTGTCGAACTCATCCGGCATGTCATACCTGAGTCCGCTGCCATCTCTGATCAGCTGTTTGGCGTACTCACTCATCTGTGAGTATCTACCTTCCATGAAGTCTTTGACGTCTCGGGTCCAGGCTCCGGGTATAACGAACACCAGCAAGTCCATGCCATTCTTCTGCTTAAAGCCGGAGAAGGATGAGTTGAAGGTGACGCTCCCGCATAGGTTACGGTCTGCTACTTCGACAACGATGTACTGTCCATCTCTTGTGAGGTAACTGTTGATGAAGTTAGCCTCGTTGAAACTAAACTTGTTCAGTCCGATCAATGGCAATATGTACCACGTACACAGATTGCACTCATTGACCTTCCTGATGAACGGACTTGTCTCCATATCTATTGTTTAGTCCGAAGTTACAACCAGAGACTTGTATTTTCCAACATCAAATCCAAAAGTTTCCCAAAGAGGATGTGCCGGACTCATCAGTGTGATGGCTGCTGCTGTCTCCTGATAGATGATGTCACCATAGTAAGCACCGAAGTACTTCTGATAAGCCAACTTGACGATGTCTCTCCACTCAAAGGAGCAACCTTCTTCCAGCAGCTTCTCACTCTTCTTCGGTCCCATTCCCGGTACACCGGCTATGTTGTCTGTGTCATCTCCGCAGAGCATCTGCATACACCAGTTCCACAGAGCCTTCTCTGCTGACACCTGATGCTGCTTGCCTGTCTTGTAACAGTAGTGCTGCCCTGGTATCTGGCGAAGATCCTTGTCCGGTGAGCAGATGATATGCGTAGTGAAAGGGTCCATACAAGATAGGTAGTCCTTCATGCCACAGATGATGTCGTCTGTCTCCAGCTGCTCCGGTGACCTGACGAACTTCCATCTGTCTATTAGCTGCTGATTGATGACAGGTTTCCATTGGGTTACCCAGTCCGGATCTTCCTGCCTGTTACCCTTGTATCGCTTGTACTTGTAGACACTGTATCTGAAGTTCTTCCTGTTACTCTCTGATGACAGTACACCCAGATAGGTCTTGCAGTCTACCAGTGTGAAAAAGTCTCTCATCCAGCTGTCTACTGAGTTTTGTACCATCCAGACTACATCTTCAGGTACGTCCTGCACATAGTCCTTATAGTTCCAGCCTATCATGTAGGCTATCGCATCACCATCTATCAGCAGAAGTCTCTCACAGCTCTGTTGCTCTGTATCCTCTGTCGGCAGCTGTGGAAATGATGCTTGCTGCTGCTGTGATTCTGTCAAGTGTATCATGATTGAGGTTGTAGTGGACTTCGTTGCCAAAGCGTCCTTTGCGCACCAGACGGATAGACTCCATCCTGCGCAGCACACGCTGGCATCTGTCCTTTGAAATACCGTTCCCTGCTATCTCATCAGAGGTCATATCCCTCCGGTCAGACAACCGGGACAGTACATGCTGTGACGCCTCATCGGTGATCAGGCTGAAAACATCTGCTGCCTCTTTCCAGACAGCAGATGGTATGTTTGTACTGGTCATCATAGTTGTATTCCGATTTCACTGAGCTGCTTCCGTATATGCTCCTGGACTCCAGGAGACAACAGTTTGGTGTACGGGAGAAGTATCTCCGCTATACGCCGCTGCTGCATCATGATATGGAAGTCGTCTCTGCGCAGAATGGCATAGCAGCCTTTGACCATGAACTTACCGGTTGCTGACTGCTGTGTGAACTCGTGGAATATTACAGAGATAGTCTCTTCCAGCTGAGGCATGTCACCAAGCAGCTCGTGATACCTCACGTACTTCTTGCTATGCTTGCACTGGATGTTATACTCCATGCGTCCGTTGACAGCCTCATCCCTGTTCATCAGGTCAACTTTCTGTCCGTCTCTGCTTCTGCTCTCTGATCTGCAGGTCACCACATGAGGAAAGAGACCCGACTCCCGAAGGCGTCTGGCTTCTTTCTTCTCATACCCATGACCTGCTTTCCTGTTATCTCTCATATTGGACGTTGAATGGGTTAGGTTACAGCTTGGCCAGGTTGCCAGCCTGTATGATCTCCTGTTCAAGTTCAGAGATCTTCACTGAGTTCTGCTCTACAGCCTCTGCAATGAGTGCCTCATATTCAGCATCAGTCAATGCTGCATACTTGGAACTGTGGTAAATACCACGGTTAGGACCAGCGAAGCTGCTGTGTACAAAGTACTGCTTTACTGTCATGGCACAGTCGCCATAGCCATTCCAGCCATAGATGTGCATCGGGTCTACGAAGATGTTGTGTGTTACAGTGCCTTCTGTCTGGTAACCCCGGATGTAAGTCAGACCACCACAATGTAACCCTTTGTAACCAGGATCGCCAACCTTGTCCCAGCTGTCAAGATAGTGAGCACAACCTACACGGATGTGGTGTCCTTCTTTCTTGATACCTCTGCCTTCACACCAGAAAGCGTCTCCACGCTGGCCCATTACTACAGGCTCAAAGAGACGGTCCTCCACATACTCGGGCATATCATAGGTTACCAGTCCTGTGTCAGGGTCTACATTCTTCTTGTAGCGACTCTTCTCTACCACTTCCTCATTCTCGTTGAGGTCATAACGGTGAAGGATCTCACGGCTTACTTTGTAGCCAACTATCAACCCTTCCTGGGTGATAGCCACCTGCTTGGTAGTAGCCCTGGATCTTGCTACTTCCTGTGAAAGACCCTGCTTGTCCATCAACTCCTGCGCAAACTCCTCGTTGGTGTAGTCGGCGTCGATGTACTTTGCAAAGGCAGCTGCTCTCTCTTCAGAGTAAGCTGGTCTGCCGGGGATTGGTCTCATGAATCTTGCCCACAGCTTCACCAGCGGCATCACATCTATCTTCTTCTCAACAGAAGTGATAATGCGGTTCACCAGTGCTTGTGGCAATGCGTTACGGGATACCTGTCCATTGATGGAGAGGTACACCTTGTTGTTTCTCGGGTCCACCCACAGGTACTGTCCACCTTTCTCATGCTCGATGAGTTCCTTGTAAGACTCCTGTGTGAGTGGCTCGAATTCCTCAACGATCTTCTCCAGATCCTCGATAGTCTCAGCTTTGTTGGCTTCTTCCTCAAGCTGTTTCATGGCAGCATACTTCTGGTCGGAGTATGCTACGCCGAAGGGCTTACCATTGTAAGACCCTGTGATGTTGTCGCCATTGCGATTAACTATGATCATCATATACTATTGACTGTGTTATAGCTCTCCTGCTGCATCAAGCTGAAGTAGTGTTTCGAGATCCGGGATATACCCTCTCGTGTGAGGAAATCTATCCTCCAGTGTCCCTTTACGATTGTAGCTGATAGTTCCTCTGTGATTCTCATACATAGTTCCGATCAACTCCGCCACCTGGTAGCCTTCAATAGTTCCCCAGACATGCAAGTTTCCTTTCTCGAATGATACACCATGATTAGGAACATTGTCTGGTGAAGTACGCTTAGCATGTATATCCATGTGATGAAACTTCACCTTCCATCCTGCAGCCTCCATAGTTGGTATCATCCTCAAGTCCTCTTTCCGGTGATCTTCCCATCGTGCCATATCTGTATAGTTTATAGTGGGCAATTCCTGTACTGGAAATACCTGCGTATCTCATCTTCCAGCTCTGGCTCAATAAGGTCAGTGTGACCTTTGGTAAGCAGACATATCTCGTTCATCATCACTCTGACAGGCTGTGCCCAGTCAAGCAATTCCATGAACATATCATACTTTTCCAGGTCGATAGCACAGCCATCGTTGATCTCTACTCCCTTCTGGGGATTGAAGAGCTGTTGTGCAATCTGGGCGATAGCCTCTGTGTCTGTCGGATTGGCCCTCACGAACAGCTGAAACTGCATAACATTGTCACAGTGCTTCACCAGCTGCTGTGTAGTGGTATCGTCTGCTCCAAGTTGTTTGCTGTAGGCTGACAGATCTCTCCAGTACTTCTCTACATACCCTTTCAGTATCTGGTACTGCAGAGCCTTCTCCCGACTGATAGGAGCAAAGCCGTTCAGGAACTTGAGCTCATCCAGTCTCTCTGCTATTATCCTTGCTGTGTTCCAGCGAATGAGTGCATTACCCATAGTGATTGTCTTGTTTCTGATCTCCTTGAAGAACTTGGTGATGTGCTTGAAATCTTTGTAGTACTTGACATTGTCTTTGGCTACACGGATGAGGCGAACCGGGTAGGCATTATCAAAGTGAGGAGTTCTGGTATAATCACCATCAGCTCCCTTGTATGACTGTGAAACGTGCTCATGAGGTCTGGTCATGAGGGCTGCTGTATGCAACAACGGCTCATAGTCCATACTGCTGTAGAACACTTCCTCATTCATCCACTTGTCTATCCATTCTACCTTCAGCTCTACCTTCTCCATCTCATAGCATTTGTTGTTCTTCGCCATGTCACTGGAACTATAATATGGTCTCGGAGTAGCCAGCACTGTCTTACCTTCCAGCTTACGTCTTGCCTCAGCTGACTGCTTGGCTTCCTCTGTACTCTCATCCAGTTCTATCTCCAGGTCACTATCATCTCCCTTGAAGTCTTCCGGTACTTCTATGTCCTCATACTTGATATAGTCCTTGGAATGGATGATGTAGTTCTGGATAGTAGCTACTCGTGCAGCTGTCTCCTTACGGCTACTATACTTCAAGACATCCGTAGCATTGATGATACGGACACTGTCAAGTGGTATATCAGCCGGTACTATTGCACCATCTCCATCTGTGTGTATCTGGACGAAGCCCTGTGGATAGAGTCTCATCAGAATGTACTTATCCTTCCTGTTGCTGGTGTTGGTAGAGTTCTGCTGTATGATGAATGGTAGTCCTGCGTTCAGATCAGCAGAGTCAAGTGAAGAGCGTCTTTCCACTGTTATCTTGGTCTTACTGCCCTCTCTCTCCTTGTTAAGTGTAACCACATTCAACCTGATACCCTCAAACAGACGCTTGCCATACTTCAGTTTCTTGTTACCCGGATATTCCAGTTCAAGATTAGTAAGACTTACTATCTGAGAGAGTCTGCTGACTACAGAACCATTCTGCATCTGTCCATACCTGCCTGAGATGTTAGCGCATATCCTAAGCCATGCAAGGAAATCTGTCTCCTTCAATTCCTGATTGATAATACCTTCAGCTATGTTTACCACTTCCTGAAACTTGGCAACCACAGTCTCTCTCGTCTTGTCATCCCAGATCAGGGACTCTCTGGATGGATTGACAGTGACAGCCTCGGGTTCTATCTTGATACCGATATTACCCAGCTTCTCTTCCAGCTCCAACTCACGGAAGTCTATGTAGCCATAGTTCACTCCATTGAGCAGAAGGTGTGGCTTGGAGTACTGGTTGTTGTTGGACAGCACGATGAGGTCATCCTCATACATGATGTCTGCCTGTACTCTCTCCTGCTTTATACCACTTGCGTCTACAATGAATAGTCTGATGTTAGGGAAGTAAAGCAGTTGACTCTTGACAGCATCTATGTACTGCTGCCTGTGATGCTTCTTCACCGGTATGGTTATCTCCACGCCGTTCTTCTCTGTGGTAGGTCTGGAATAGTAGGGATACTCCCTGCCATCCCTGCTTACTATCACGTACTTCTTGTTGACCTGTCTTGTGTCCAGGTCGAACGCCGGCACTATACTGTCCCACTTGTGCTCATACACATTGAAAGCGAACTCCTCTCCATTGTACCTGCTTGTGAGTGTATAGTAACCGCTTGCTGTTGCTGCAAGTCCTGACTTTGCTCCCAGCCCGAACTTACCCAGCGTGAACTTGTTAAGCCTCTTGGTCGAGAAGCCCAGGTTGAATGACTTCTCCAGTCTCTTGCCACCGAGTCCTACGCCGTGGTCACGGATAGTGACAGTGTCTTTGCCCATCTCTCCGTTGTTCTTGTAGATGATGTCTACATAGTCTTCGTCAGAAAGCCAGTTAAGGTCATAGTACTCCGGTTTGAAGCCGCTGTCCTTGTAGACTCCTTTCTCTGGCTTGGGTACATAGTACTCCTCAACCTTGGCCTTGCCGGTGAGAATCTCCCTGGCTATGTTCTTCTCCCGTACAGCGTCCAGGCCATTGCTGGCCAGCTCTCTTACAGCAGAAGGTATAGGATAGCGATACTGTTCTCTCTGTACCAGACCGAAGATGAGCTCCTCTGCTCCCTCTTCAATCTCCTTGTGCATCCCTGAGGATGTCTCTAACAGTTGTTCCTCGTGTACTGCCATCGTGTATTGTTATGTTGTCTGCGAAATACCTCAAATCACATTCATGTTTTCTGCCGTCCATGTGAAAGATGACCATGAGGTCTGTTCCATCCACCCATACGGCCAGCCTGTACACCTTGCCTGTGATCTGCTTGTTATGAGCATCTGTGTAGGTCACGTACTTGCCTGTGATGCCACTGTCAAGCCGCTTTTCTATCTCCTGCCTTGTCATTAATACCTGCATATAGGTTGAATTCTGTTAGGAACCATGACTTCACATGGCGTGTCTCCTTAGCTGAGGGCCACTGCTTGGAGCTGCCAATGCAAAACACATCCCACTCCTGTTGTAGCATCTTCTCATCAGCCTGCTTGACTGCATTGTGAAGAGGGTAGTGAAACCCATACTTCTCTGCTATCACCCGCATCAGGTTATTCTCAATGGGATGATACTCTGTCAGCTTGAGCTTGATGGGTCGGGGAATATCTACCAGGTACGCCTCGCTCGCGTCATGTAGCAAAGCTGCCAGCTTGTGCTCTCTGTTCACCAGCTGAGCGCAGTGTATGGAGTGCTGTGCTACTGAGTAGAATCTATCCGTTGCTCCTCCGAACCTGCAAAGGTGTGACAGATGGTGCGCGATGTCTTCGATGCAGATCATGTCTGCTGTAGGGTTGAACACGTTCATCCAGAGACCACTGTAGGTTCTGATGACTGGTTCGCGGTTGTACAGTTGGTACTGTTTCATGTGATATTGGGTTTATACCAGTGGTGTGAAGAAGAGCTCCAGGTGCCACTTGCTGTCCTCTGATTGCCATACAGCAAACAGTGAACGGGTCTCCATCTTGCCCTCATTGTCTTCATGCACTATGGTGAGAAAGTCAATTCCTTTGTGGGTGTCCTCTGTCTCTCTTGTACAGATTCCACCGATCATGATGTCTAATCTCATTATGTCTTGTCTGTTCTAAGCAACCAGCTGCTGAAGTAACTCAGAGGCTGCCTGCTGGTTAAAGTTGTACGATGTCCCCTTTGGCAGGCTCATCGTTGATGTCATAGTAATCCTCATCCGTATGAGTCTCGATACTGTTCAACTCATAAGGAGCTCCGTCAAGATCACCGGTAGTACAGACTATGAAGTCATCAGGAATATCATGAAGGAGTGATTTCAGCTCTCTTACTGTCATCCTATTATAGTTTGCAGCAGCTCACTCGCTGCCTGTGGTCCGTGATCCCGTGTAAAGTCTGAGATGTCCTTGCTGCCGCTCTCTATAGGTACATAGACCTGCGGGTAAGGATACCAGTCTCCACGGTGTTTCATGTCATTGTCAAAGAGGATGAACTTCCGCTTGTACTTGACATTGAAGTAGCCTATGGCCTGCTCCGGCAGCGGTGTGTTCTCACTTCTGGGACTGACTGCTTCATACCCGAATGAGCGCAGGCACATGACGTCCTTCATGCTCTTGGTGATGATCAGTGTGTCACTGGTGTAAGTGAGCTGCTGGAAGCCAAGCACATGCTCAGGCTTCATGTCATTGCGGAACTTGTACTCTCTCGGCTTGGTGGGAAAGTAAAGCTGATACCTGTCATAGACCCGGTACACAAATGAGTGTGAGCCGGGGAAGAAGGGTGCTTTCTGTGAAGGACTCATCCAGTACATATAGACAGCTCCTGTCCTGTACCTGGAGAGTATGTCGGGGGAGATATTGAACTGTTTCCACCAGTCAAGCTCTGACTGATAGAAGTTCCTGGAACGTAGTCTGATGTCACAATCAGTATGATACGTTGGTCTGTAGCGGACTATCTTCTCTGTCTGTGGAACTGTTATTCCCAAACCAAAGTCTGACTTTATCCTTGCCAGCGCCTCATACCTGCTCTTGTATCCGAACAGGAGTTGAACCAGTTTGATGATGTCTCCCGAGTCTCCTTTCCCTCCACTGTCTTTCCACATGAACTCCCTGTATGCCTTCCTGCAAGGGAATATGCCGAATGAGGGGTTATCGTCGTCCGCCCTGAGCGGAGACAGATAGTTCACCTTGATGTCTGGCTGGAATTCGAGGTAGTGACAGTAGAGCGTGTACTCGTCGACACGCTCTAAGACACTATCCTCATCAATCAGGAAGTCTTCCATGATAGATGACGTGGTTACCTGGGTGCAAATGGATTCTCTTCTAACTCTGCCTTCTTGGGCTCTGCCGTAGCCTGGCTTACAGGCTCCGCCGAGTCGAGACCTTCCTTCTTCTCGTAAGCAGACCACTTGATCTTGCTTGACTCTTTGGGAACTGTCATCAGCTCAACGAACGGACTGTCTGCACCAAAGTACTTAGGCAATGCTGCATACGCCTTGTCCTTGCTCTGGCGTGGGAACTTCCAGCGAAGGGCAAGCTCCGGATTACCAAGATAAGGCTGGATAAGCTCCACGAATCTCCTGCTGATGTTGATGTAGATCTTGTCCAGTACGTCCTGGTCAAGTATCCTTGCAGTGTAGCTGTCACCGTCTGTGATGCCGGTGTTGGCATACTGCACATCGAATTTACTAAGGTCGATGTCGTCAAACAGCATGTACTGTTCAAGGATATGGGTAAGTGAGTTGCGGAAACGTTTGATGTCAGCTCCTATGAGCGTTACCTTCTGTTCGCGTGTCTGGTCTTCCTTCTTAGGAGTGAGGATTGAGAGCCATGTGTAGGTGAACTTGCCACCATTGCCTTCCATAGAGCTGCTCGCTGTGAGAGACTCTTCAAATGGATTGGACGCCTTGTCCTCAGCAGAGCCAACTTCCTTCAGCTCTACATAGAGCCTGTTCTTCTCGTTGATGCCTGCTGCTGTGATGTACACATTCTCATTGATGCCGATACCTATCATATCTGTGTGTTGTTAGTCAAAAATACTGCCGCCACTCACGACGGCAGTTGTTGTCAAGGGGTTAGTAATTGTGGACGTGCAATTTAGTCTATGCTTCCTCAGTCACCAAAGCCTTGGCATGTTTGGCCACTGCCTTGTCGATAGAGAGCTTAGCCTGCATATCATCCTCACTGTCAGTCTGTTGTGCCTCACGATTGCCTGCTCTTTCATCCGTACCTTCTATCAAGCTCGCAGGTATCAAAGCCCAGAACTGAGGTTTCTCTCTGCGTACTACATCGGCTACACCTTTCTCTGCACCACGACTCTTCTTCTTCGGGATGTAGGTTACCTGTCTGCCGTTGGGGAGTTCCCAGGGCTGGTTGGTAACAGGATTGGTCACCAGCTGAAGATCAATGTAGTCAGGATTGCTGTCTTTCGTCAGCTCCAGACCATATATCTCTTTCAGCATGGGAAGCAACTCTTCCTTGCCATAGGTACTGGCACCCTGATTGCTGACCGTACTCTTCGGTGAGTTGTCAGCATTGTAACCAACAGCTGCAAAGAGGTCTACCTTGCCATGTTTCACTCTACGACTTACCGGTGAGATAAGCAGGATGTCCTTTGGAAATCTGAGCTCGCTGTAACGTCTTGTGTCAATGACATCGAAGCCATTGCCGCAACCGTCACAGTCTTTCGGCCCGTATTCCAGATCGAATTTCTCCACGAGTTCAGCAGAAGGGTACACGCTACCGTCTCTGAATACTCTGATTGCAAGTCCTGAAGGTATTCTCTCCTTCTTCTGCGTACCACCCTTCTTGGTGGTAGTCGGCTGTTCTGCCACGTCTGTCCATGTGGCCTGTGCTAAGAATTCTAACATATATGTCAGATTGTGATTTACTGTGTGATTTCCTTGAAGTGTTGTTTGAAGATACCAGGATTACAAGTCTCATAGTAGTCCTCCGAGTGATAGACTCTATACCAGTGTGTGCCACCATCAGGTCTGGGGATACCAAACTTGTCCTCTTTCGGACTGTGACAGTGCTCATACCTGTATTCAGTTCCCTCGACGAAGCCTTCAAGTCCACCTCGTCCCATAGGAGCTGCTATACACTCACATAGCGGGAGTTTCTCGTATTCCATGTCAGTATGATTTACCGTGTTTGTGTGGGCGAGTCCTGTTGTACTGCATCTTCCACTGTACATGCTGTAACAGGTTGATGTTGTACCACTCACAGAACTTGATGATGGCTGTCAGTACATAGCCCCAGTCTTTACCGGGAAACTGCACAGTGTCGTCTGTATCGAGATGGTATGCGTACAGGCAATACTGAACTATCCGTAATACGTCATGCCCGAAGTTGCCTGTGGATTGCTTCCTGTACTCTCTTTCAAGCAGAGGAATGTCCCAGCCTGCTGTATAGTCGAGGATACGGATGACAGCGTCAGCTATCTCGTCTTCCACTGTGTCTTTAACTGATACCTCGAATACGTGAGGCCACAGAGCATCATACAGCACCTGCTCTCTGGCATAACTTGACAGCTTGGACATGGTATTACCTTTCCTGTGAGCTTCCACAGCCTCACTCAGTTCTGTGATCATCAGCATGACCATCTCGCCTTTGTTCCTGTTTTGCCCATTCTCCCAGAAGCCCCAGTCTTTAGCCCACTGGTGTATCTCCTGCTGGAGATTGATTAGTTCCTGCATCCGTTATTCGGTTTAGAAATGAGTCAATATTTGAAGCCAGTTGATAGCTGTCTGTGTAGAACTCAGAGCGGTACTTTGTTCTTGGCAAGAAGTTGCACAGCAGTACAGACTCCTGTAACAACTGTACCGCAACTTCCAGTTTCTCTTTATCTGTCATCATACCACTGCTGCTTTAGCTGCTACACCATTGGCTGACGCCTTTGGCTCTGGTTCTCCTGTTTCGTACTCCAGGATAGCTTTGCGTACAAGCTGCAGATCATTGGGGATCTCCATACCGGGGAACATACCTCTGGGGGACTTGCAGGTATTCTCTCCGTTGTTCTGTGTCTCGAACACAAAGTGGAGATTGCCTTCCTTGTCTTTCTTGAGCCTGCTGAACAGGACTACTGAGAACAGACCCTCCAGAGTGAGCTTGTCATCTACCATCTTACCGATAGTCTTGGCTTTCACCCTGCGCTTGTTACTCATGTCTGTGTCCACTTCAGCATGAGTGAGATAGAATATCATGAGATCTTCCCTCACGGTCTGTGGCTTCTTGCTAACCTTCACCAGCCATGCTCCTATCTGTGTGAACTTGTCATAGCCTTTCTCATCAGCTCTGTCGAAGAACTCGAATGAGCTCATGTACTGAAAGTCATCTATGACTATGTTCTTCACCTCAGGACGTGAACTGTTGATGTAATCTATACAAGCCAGGATCAGATTGGGAGTCGCACTTGCGAACATATTCCCTTTGGGATTAGCCTTGGAATCCCATACCGAATACTTCTTCTTCCATCCTCTGAACGGAAGGGGCTTGTTAGCCACATTGATGATGAATGTCTCTGCCGGATTCAGGTTCTCTACCGCTGTAGACTTGCCTGAGCCGGACTCTCCGACGATTAATACGCCTTGTGCCATAATGTGTATCTGTTTGTTTTAGGCAGCACTCTTCATCGAGTACTGTTCACTGATTGGATCGAGGCGTTTTGCCTCATTCTCAAATACTTTGTAGTCAGCAGGTGCAAGGGGGGCTTTGGGCATATCCCAGAACATGCCTGCTATCGGGTTCATGAATATCGGAAGGAACTTATCAGGTGGGCCATCCCTGTTCTTCAGGATATGCAGCGCCAGGAAGTACTGACCGAAGTCTTCCAGCTTGTGCTCGTGGTACTCCTTCAACTGGAAGGCAAGAGGTTTCACAAGACCAAATACCACATCTGCATCACGGTAGGTATACCTCGAATCACCAAAGTCAAGTCTGGTAGGGGTAATGGCCTTCTCACTTTTCTTCTGCTGTCTGTAGGAGTCCATCAGGTCAGAGTTGAACTGCTGGATAGCTATGATGGTTGTACCGAATATGTTGCGTAACTGCACGAAGTATCCGCTCAGTCTGTCTACCGCAGCTTTAGTGGTAATCGCACCATACTCTGTATTCACGAGAGCTATATGGTCAAACATCGCTACTACAGTTACAGTAGGGTCATCGGCTTCAAAGCCTACTACCATCTTGTATGGTTTACCATCTCTGTTCGTGTGAGTTTCCTCTATTACCTTACCCTGTGTGCGATAGAAGTCAAACATCTTGTTCAGTACCCCTGTGGGATGCAGCATACCATCGAAGATCTCGATGTCTTTCATCATCTCTTCTATCATCATGTAGCCCCACTTGACCATCAGCTGCTGCTTCTCATCGAGCTTGGCTTGTCCTCTTCCGAGAATGAAAGCAGAAGGTATCTCTACATTGAACTTCCACTTTATCCAGTAACTTACCCATCTGGCCTTCTTACGTGTCTTGTCCAGCTCCCAGCTGAAGTACTTGATGTAGATCTTCTTGCCAGATTCTCTTGCCGCTCTCCACAAGTTGAACACATACATGAAGTCAGCCAGAGTGGTCTTACCCACACCTGAGTCAGCACCAAGCAGGATGTAAGTACTCTTGGTAGTCCCGTAAGTGAATCCATCCACTTGCTTGAGTCCTGTAGTAAAGCCTTCATTATAACCGGACAGTCCAACATTTACCATGCGGACAAAGCCGTCTGTCTTGTTATTCTCCCAAAAGTGGTTGAGTTCCGAATCTTGGGGCGGTAATTCCCATATCTGCTGCTTTGACTGATGTGAATTCTCTGTCATTGTTGATCTCCTCTTGTATGTGTTCCGCGAGCTTTCCTTCCTTGTGTGCTTCCAGTGCCGTCTGGTAGTCAGAGCGCCACTGTCCGCCTGCGATGTAGTTGCCTATCTTGACTGCAAACTGCCTGTGACTCTTGTAGTAGAGTCTGGTCACGTTCACCAGCAGCTGATAGTTGATGCCTTCCTTCTCCAGTACCTTGCGAAAGGCTTTCATGCCCTCCTCTGAATACTTGTTCACGTCATAGCTTCCGTCTCTACCCTCTGACCGAGCTGGTACTTCTGCTTCCTTGATGAACTCCAGATAAGCCTGCTCCCAATTAACTGTCGGGGTTGCTTTTGAGAGTTCTCTCGAAAGCCCAGTCCCAAATAGCTTCGAGATCGGACTTTCTTTCTCCACTACTATCGGCTTGTTGCCCACCAACATCAGACCCACTTTCTGTCCTGTTATCTCCTTGTTGAATTTGGCTGTCACTCTGTACTTGCCCTTGATCTGTATCAGGTAGCCCTGCTCTATCATCCACTGTACTGTCTGCTGTAGTTGTGTCATAAGTTACTCCTATAGGTCTAAAGGTTCTTTCCATGTTAGCTCCATCAAGAAGATAACCAGCTTTGTAATAGATGTCATAGAACCATTTGTCCCCTTCTCCCATAGCCCGATGTTCCTCTATTCTTTCTACACCACTGATTCCCACTCGCCTGTGGACTATCCGTCCAGGAATATCACTGTCATAGCAGATTTGTGTTATTCTCATATTCCTTTGCTTGTGTAGTAATGAATCTTGTTTGTGTCGAAGCCTGTAATAGCCTTCTCCAGCCATCTCTCGTCTGCTGTGCCCTGTACAACCAGTATGTAGATGATAGCCTTGTGGTTATCCCTTAGCCTGAGACATCTGCCAATGCGCTGTACAAGGTTGCGTGGATTAGAGTCCAGCTGTACTATCAGCGCCTGGTCGAGGTCAGTGAAATTGATACCCTCATTGGCAGCGTTGACTACTCCCAAGTTACTGATTTTCTTGGAATTAAACAAGTCATAAGCTGTGGAATTTGTCTTGCTGTGAAAGGTATTCGGAGCAAGCAGTTTCTCTGTCTGATCTATACTTCCGCAGAATACCAGTGTACGCTTACCGTCAGCCAGTATCTTCTTCAGTATCTTCTCAGCAAGCAGGGTCTTACTGGGCAGGTTATAGATGAACCTGTTGCGCTCCATAGTCTTGTAGAAAGGCATTTGCTTGAGCTTCTCGTTCTGCTTGGCAAGCATCTGGTACTTCCTGATCTGTGATTCCAGGAACTCGTACTGCTTGGCCTCAGTGGTCTTGAAGGGCATCTTCTTCGTGCCGGCATCTATCGTCTTTGCCGTGTTATCCAGCGGATGGAGTATCACTCTGATCTCATAGTCTGCTATCATGCCCTCTTCCACAGCCTGATCCAGTGTGTACCGGAAAACTATGGGAGCCACCTGCTGTATGATAGCATACTTCTCCGGGTCACGCTTGTGGTCTGGTACAGTAGCCGTGAGTCCCATGACTGCCTCTGCAAGGTTCTCTGCAAAGAAGTGTGTGAGAACATCAGCGTTCTCGTCTGTATCTCCTGCAAGAACAGGAGTGAAGGCTCTGGCTGACAGTTCTGTAAGTCTGTGTATCTCATCCAGTATCACCAGCTTGTACTTCTTGCCCTGCTCCTTGCCGAGAGAGGCAAAGCAGATGGACTTCACATGCTTGTTGAAGACCTCTGCTGCTCCCCACTTCTGGAACTCCTGAGGCCAGTTCTGGTCTCTGAGCACCTCTGTGGGAGTCACCAGCAGGATGTCTTCCGGGCTTGTGAGCATTCCGCCTGCGTACATGCACTGGCACTCATAGACACCGATCCAGCTCTTGCCTGCTCCTGTGCCCATAGCCAGTGTACCTACCCTGCCCGAGGCAGTCCAGGTGTCATGCCCTCTGAGCTGTATCTCCCGCTTTATCTCGTTGGTTGATGGTTTCATTCATCTGAGTTTATTGTGAATGCTTTGAATACGGTGTCTGCTACCGGTACTACAAAGAACCAGTAGCTGAGAGGCAACCATACTCTGATAAGAAAGAATGCTCCGATCATCACTACCCAGAGAAAGATTGTTCTCTGTGTGAATTCTTTGGTACTCATAACTGTGTCTTATTGTATTCGTCAATGAGAGCCTGAGCATCTCTGAAAGCCACCTCAGCCAGATAATCTGATGAATATCCTTCTGGTCCGGCATAGGCTCTACTGGCTGCCATGTTCATTGCAGCAAGTTGTAGCTTAATTGTAAGTCCTTCCTGAAATCTTTCAGTATATGGGAAAGTTGGTTCATCTCCTGTTATCATGGCTCGATGTATAGTTTGTGACGAGGTCTGGTACAGGCTACATAGAGTATCCTGTTCCGCTCCTCAATGTTTCTGTTCATGTCAATGTCCCACTTGAGCACCAGACACTGCTGATAGCTGGAGCCCTGTGACTTGTGGCCGGTGATGGCGTAGTTGTACTTTACAGCAAGGAACTTGTCCCTGGTGTCGAAGAACTGCTTCCACATCTTGTTCTTGCGCTCAGGCGGAGCTATCCGTGCGGCTTCCTTCATCTGATCCAGCATATTCCTGAACCGTGGAGTGTCATCCTCATGGACTATGTGACCTGCATAAACCTTCCTGGTATTGTCCTGCCACCAGCTGATCTTTACCGAGTAGGTTTTGACGGTCTGTATCACCTCACTGCCATAGTAGTCCATCAGTCTGAGCTTGTAGTCTGTAACAGAGAGTTCTTCCACTGTCACCTCTTCATTGGTAGCCAGCAGCAGTTTGTTTCTTACTACCACAGGCTTGTCTATGATGAGTTTCTCGCCCAGCATGATAGCAGCCAGGTCACTCTCATGCTTATAGATGATGCGACGGATCATCCTGTTGTAGTTGTCCACAGCTATATTGCGCCAGGCTATCACTTTGAAGTAGTCCGGGTCTTCAGTAAACTCTTTGCTGTCGAAATACTGCTGCAGTATCTCTGTCTCTCTTGATGAGTTGTAGAGCACTGTCTCTATGCCGGAGCCATCATGGAGCAGTCTACGATTAGGATTGAACCTGCCTTCCTTGTAGTTGCTCCTGATCTCGGTAGCAAACTCAAGAATAGGATTGCCCTCTGCCTGACGCATGACCCTGTTCAGCTCACACCTCAGGATACCATGTTCCTTCCACTTCAGCAGGGGAAGGGAGTCTTTTTCATTGACCGGTGGTATCTGGGCAGGATCTCCCGAGAAGATCAGTTTCAGTCCCTTGCTCAGGTATGGTTGCAGCATACGGTACAGCTCAGCATTGAGCATACTGACCTCATCCAGTATCAGGTGTGTACACTGTGAGATAGGTGGCGGCTCAGTCCTGAACTTGTCAGGGACAAAGGTGGACTGTTCCGTCTTCTCATCCCACTGCTCCTTCAGCCCAAGCAGGCTGTGTATGGTAGCATACTCCACTCCGGGGAGTGCCTCTTTCTTGAGCACTTTGACAGCCTTGTGTGTAGGAGCTGCCATAGCTATCCTTGTTATCTTGCCCTGTTCCGTCATCTCCTGTCTGATACTCTGCACCAGTCGTGAGAGAGTGAAGGTCTTACCCGTTCCTGCATAGCCTACCAACAGTCCGCCCTTGTGCCTGGTGTCAGTAATGGCATAGTTCAGCAGCTGATCGTGTGCTATTCTTTGGGTGTCCGTTAATGGGTCGAGGTGCGGTTGTAAGAAACTTGGATGGCTTGAGTCTTCCACCCTTGGGATGCCTGTAATCATTGCCGAGGAATTTCTTGAGTTCTGTCTGATGAATGAAATAGATACAGTTTGCTTCCATTGCTTCATTTCTGCTACCGGGTATCCAATACCTGTGAGCAGGTACGGCCAAAGCATAGCCTGTGAGCCGTTTACGATCCATAGTAGAGTCGTCTTCAACTTCTATGAATACAGCATAGCCGTTCTGTAACAAGTCATCGCACCTGTCACAGATATACTCCCTGCCGTGCCCGCAGCACCTGCAACTTCTATCCAGCTCTTCTAACTGGATAACTTTCTGTCTGTCTTCTTTGTTCATTACTGTGTATTTGGTTCATTATAGTCTCAAGCTGAGCTGTGAGCTCATCTATCGTTCCGTGATTGCTGACCATGAAGTCAAACTTTGCATTGTCGAGAGCTGTCTCACTCTCATGCAGACTGGCTTTCCATGCTTCTATGGTGTCAGGGTTGGTGTATCCGTCTATCCACTTCGGCAGCCTGCTAAGCCTGATGGTATAGCCGCCTGCTCTCTTTACTGCCCGCAGCTCATTGGGGAAGCGTACGTCTGTGATGATCCAGTTGGGATAGTGTTCCGGTCCGTCGAGCTCTTTATTGTATTGCAGATCCCAGTTATATCCTGATGTGTCCTTGAACTTGATGCGTTCAAGAGGTCTGTACTCACTCATGAGTGCCTTCACCCAGGCATCCCTGTGTAGTCCGTTACGGATGGCATCTGTACCCAACCACTGCAGGAACTGTCTGCCGGTCATAGTCTTCATAACTGTGTGATCCTGATTGTTCTCATCCAGTTCCACTACCTGAGTCTCGTATTCCCAACCTTCCAGCTCCATTTCCTTGAACTCGTCTGTATAGAGGAACTCAAGAGTGAACTGTGGCAAGAATCTGTGTGCTACCTCGCGCAGAGCGTCTGCGAACTTCTTTATCTGCCAACCAGACTCATTCTGTCTAACAGCGGAATGAAAGTCATCCCGAAGCCATGTACTCAGGGGCACAAGAGCATCTGGGTGCTTAGCAAGCAGGGGAATAGCCCTTGTCTTCTCCACATAGGAGAAGTATTGAATCATCTTGCCGGCTGTATCCTTTCCGCTGCCGGCGTAGCCTGATATGCCTATAAGCATTGTAATCGTATTAGATAATCAATCTGTTTGAAATCCTCTGCTGTGTTAGAGCAGATGTGTCTGAGTGATGATGGTAGCGGCGAATCTGTATCCAGCCTGTCCTTGTATGTCTTCTCACAGTATATGGCTGCTGTATGGTCAAACCTTTCCTTGTTTGTACCTGATGCAGCTTTCATGGTGAACCTGAGATACTCGGCCAGCTGTGTATAAGTCACTTCGTCTCCAAAGTACCAGCGCATCCAGTAACAGTACACCTGTCTTCCATAGGAGATATTGTATGTCTGCCTTGTGCCCATCATCATTGCTATAGTGAGTTCATATCGCTTAGCTACCACTTTCATTACATCCAGCCATATTTGGTCTGGTGTCTTCTTGCTAAACTTGGGCAGCCCCGGTACTATGTATGGATTCATTACTCTCATGCTTTCATCATTTTGACCAACGGGTCGTTATAGTAGTCTCTGCTTTCAGTATCCCTGTAGGTATGATGGCCTTTGCTGCTTCCTGCATCAGGTCTGTGAGCTTAACCTTCCACTCTTCAGCAAAGTCTGCCCTGCAAATGGTATCCACCTGGTCATGCACCTGCATCACGAGATAGACCCTGTCTTCCAGCTTGTTGTTGTGGATGTAGTCATAGATATGGCATACAGCCACTTTCATCATGTCTGCACAGCTCCCCTGGATAGGCATGTTCTTACTTGCCCTCTCTATCTCCCCAAGCCCGCTGCTGTACCTGATACCTGCTATATGGTCGTCAATGTACTGCCTGTACCATCTCCATTGAGGAAACCAGCGTCTGCGGTAGAACGGATAGATGGTCTGTATGTAGCCATTCTTCACTCCGAACTCTCCCAGATACCTGAGCAGGTTGCCGATCTTGGGGAATGCCCTGAAGTAATCCTGCAGCTTCTGCTTGGCCTGTGATACAGAGATCTTCAGCTCACTGGCTAACTTGAACTCTGACATCCCATAAGCAAGCCCGAAATCTACAGTCTTCATGTCATACCTGATAGGTTTGTGCTTCTTACAGCCGCACTTCTGCTTGGCCATAACCAGTCTGCCTTTCTCATCTACCACCTGCTGGTAGTAGGCACAGTCTTCCTCTGCCCCTTCTTTCCACTTCTTGGGCTCCATCATCTCAGCTACTATCGAGTGAATGTCCTGTCCTTTCTCCAGAGCTTCCATCCATACCGGGTCTTTCGACAGGTAAGCTATGGTCACCAGTTCCTGCATGGAATAGTCTGATGAGACATATACCCAGCCTTCAGGTGCTGTGAAAGCATTCCTGTACTTGTTGCCTACCTTGTCCTTAGCAGGGATCTGCTGCATATTGGGATTGCTGCTGCTGGTTCTGCCTGTACTCACGATCTGGTTGAAGCGAGTTCTCACCTTGCCATCCGGTTCTACATACTTCTGCAGCCACTGTTCTCCGAATGCTGTGAGCAGCTTGATAGTCTCCTTGTACTCCTCGAAGTCCTTGAGGATAGGATGGGAACACCTGCCACGGCTCTCTTCAGAGAGGTCTTTCATCTGTGGTTCTACCGTCTTCATGACAGGTAGCACCTGCTCCTGTGAGTTCCAGTTGATGGTACAGGTTCCTGCCGGTATGAGAAGCTGGTTATCTACCAGCCACTGTCTTGACTCCTCATGCTTGAGCATCATGTTCTCCAGTTGGGTGTGGTCGTCCTTGAGATAGAATGGCAGCCAGCAGTAGGTAACAGAAACTGTCTTCAGATACTTCTTCAGCACAGCCTTGCTTGTACCCGGCAGATCAGGGAACCACTTGTCGAAGATGAGTTTCCTCTGTACCGGACTGTTCCAGTTGATAAGTATCCTGTCTGTCTTGCTGATATAGCCAAGCTCCAATGCTTTCGAGTAGAACGGCTCCTTGTTGAGCCATTCAGTGAGCTTCTGGTGAGCCTCTGCTACCAGTGGCTCTGCCTCATCCTGCAGCTTGCGCCAATGATCCTGGTCTATCTCCATACCGTGGTGCACTATCTCAGCAAATGCCAGTACCAGCTTGTTCTCCAGTTCAGCTACCTTTAGCAGACCGCAGGGATTGAAATCGTCTGCTGTCTGTTTCATGTCTGCCACCTGCTGCTCATGTATCTTGTGCAGATACTTCACGTCCTGTGCGGCATAGACTATCTTCTCTGGTGTGAGTATGTTGTCCCCGAATGTGGTCTGCTGGCTCTTGTTAAGCTGTACTTTCAATCGCCTGAAACAGACGTCATCCAAGCCATACTGCACTGTGTTCTGTTCACCACCGTAGATGACCT